GCAAATAATAGCCTTCCATTCCCGCGATCAGATTCGGGATTATGCCGACTTCTGCCTGCAAGATTATGGTCATTATGACCTTCATGTCTGGCACAAAGTTAATGCTATCCCGTTCACTCACAATACGTGGAAGTCTGATATTGAATATATCGCGTTGGGTTGGGCTGCTAAAAACCATGTACCAATCGAACAGCATCTTAAAAGTAAAGTTTGGCGGAGTGGAATAGAAACAGGCAGTTATCATCCAGCGCAGAAACCGACAGGGTTGATTGATAAATATATCCGTGTCTTGGGAGCACAGTTAATTCTTGACCCCTTCCTCGGTAGTGGAACAACGGCGGTCTGTGCTAAGAAATTAGGTCGTAAGTGTATTGGCATAGAAATTGAAGAGAAGTATTGTGAAATCGCAGCCAAGCGGTTGAGCCAGTCTGTTATGAGGTTGGAGGTAGAGCATGAGAACAAGCCGGATTAAACCTATGAGTGACAAGCAAGCCGCACGTCAGAAATATCTTCATGTGCTTGCTAGATTCCTCACGGAGTACCGGGCGGAAGGTATTTGTGAGTTCTGCAGGGCTGGGCGAGTGCGCGACCCCCATCATATAGGCAAGCGTTCTGCAGGGAGAGTTGATAGTATTAGAACAATCTTCATGTTATGTGGCGCTTGCCATGAGTCAGACCCACAAGGCGTCGCTATCTTGGAATGGGTATCCAGATGTAATGCGAAGTATGGCATCACCGAGCGAGTCACAGAAGACGTTACCGAGTGGCTTGTCGATGGCGACGTGAAAGCAAGAGCGAGGTGGCCAGGATGACAAACAGAACGAAGATACCCTGGGCGAATTTTTCCATCAACCCGGTGCGCGGGCTTTGTCCTATGGACTGCAAAGACCTTCAAGGAAAATCCTATTGCTACGCCAGACGGCTTTACAAGAGGTTCGGGTGGAATCCAGAAGTAAGGTTTGAGGCCGACACGTTATTGCAGACAAGGCGGACGGACCATAAGAGCAAGATATTTTGGGGTTCCACTATGGAGTTGTTTGGCAGTTGGATTAAGCCCGAGTGGTTGCAGTCCATCTTCGATTACATACGAACCGAGAATTACGGCACTCACATCTTCCTGACAAAACAACCACAGAACCTGCCGAAGCAGTGGCCGAGGAATTGTTGGGTAGGGATTACCGCCGATACCGAGAAAAGATATGAAGACGGTTTGCCATATCTCCTAGCTACCGATGCGAAGGTCAAGTTTATCTCGTTCGAACCGCTCTTAGAGGAGATAAGTTTGAAGACTTTTAAGGGCATTGACTGGGTTATCCTGGGATGCAGGACACAGCCGACTCTCGTATCTGCACCACGGACTATTGCTGCGATAAAGGACATAACCACTTGGGAACGTATCCCGCTATTTATCAAGGAGCCACTGAGGACTTTTATGACAGATAAGCGTCAGGAGTTTCCCTGCAAGATGGCCAGGATAGGGAAGGAGCAAGGAAATGAGTGAGAAGGAACTAAGAGAACAGATAGGCCATTTAATTTGGCAGGATGATTGGAAATCGGTGGGTAAGGGGGTAAGACCTTGGGAAGAAGTTGATATAGAAGTGCGAGAAGGATATTCGGTTTTAGCCGACTCCCTTTTGGAACTGGCGAAAGAGGCTGGATGGGGACAACAGGATATGCTCAATGCAGGTTTCCGAAAGGTGAGTAACATGGGAATTGACGAATCAGGAGGTCAGGAGAAGATGAAGAGTAATGCCGAACAGACAACCCGTAATATGACTATTAGGAAACGGTTGAAGGTCGAGTCTGTATCCGCAGTTGCACGGAGTTTCGGGCTTTCCAGGCAACGGATAATGGAGATTCGTGATAACACGGTCTGTCGCCCCATTCCTTCGCCTGTGGCAAAATCTCAGGAAGAATACCTGGCAACAGGAGGAGTAGAGACAATGGCAGAGGAGATGATTAACAGAGCTACGGCAGGATTCGAGGCACTGCCAAAAGATGCAGACCCATTTTGGAAAGGTTATTGGCAAGGAATAGCTGACCACGGGCAGGTTTTAAAGGCCCGCTATCTAGGGAAGGAGTGAAGATGGTTTGTCTTAGATGTGGTAGAGAAGACCAACAGTTAGACTGCGCAGCTAATATCTGTGGTAACTGTGCGAACAATTTGAGACAAGAGGCAGATGCTGACGCTTCAAATCAACGGCTGGTAGACAGATTGGCAGAGGTACATAATGCGCTCGCTATTGCTAATGATAGGTCAATATCGTATGCAAAGACGATAGCAGAGAAGGATGATTGGATTGGACTTCTGCACACCGCGCTCTTGTATGTGATGCGGAGAATTGGTGTTCTGAAACACGACACTTCTCCGAACAGTTCTGAATTATTGCTGGCAGTTGAGACATACCTTGATAGTAAACCACTAGGCGTAATCGAGAAGTTACAGGCTAGGATAGCAGAGTCAGAGATTGACAAATCTACTCGCAAGTGATACACTCTAAGGTATGATTTACATTTATAAGTGTCTTCGGTGTGGTCACGAATGGGCTAGTAAAGTGGAACATCCAATTCGGTGTGCCAAATGCAAGACTCCTTATTGGGACAAGGTTAGGCGAAAATGCCGATAGGTATTTTCCCTCGTCCATCTTCTGTAGAAAGGTTTGTATCTAGGATAGAGATAAACTCAACTGGATGTTGGGTTTGGAGTGGTTGCCTAAGCGAAGGGTATGGAGTCTTTTGGGATAAGGGGCGGAAGGTCCAAGCCCATCGGTTTTCATTCGCACATTTCAACGGTTGTTTGCCAGAACATGTCAATGGTGGGTTAGAACCAGACCATACCTGTCGTAATCGTGCCTGTGTGAACCCTGATCACCTTGAGTTAGTAACCCATTCAGTAAATGTAAAAAGGGGAATCGGCCCACAACGGATGCTTGCTAAGACTCATTGTCCTCATGGGCATCCATACGATGAACAAAATACATATGTCAATGCTAGGCTTGGTTACAGAGCATGTAAAGAGTGCAAGCGGGAGAATACGCGTAAATGGCTGAAAATGGAAAGACTGGAAGGGAGAAAAGAATAATTACTCTAAGTTTCGCTAAATGGAGTCATGCGGCTACAAGATACTTCCTCGTGGACAGGATTTACCTTCATGGGTACAAATGGACGCCATTCTGCAAGATAACACGTAGATATAGGAAGTAAGTAAGATGGAATCGAAAATAACTGCCCGTCTTGCAAGCATTTCTGGCAAGCCCTTCGGGGCAAGGAGTAGGAAATGAGACCTACCTTGGCAGAGCAAATAGCAATCTCAAAGCTGTCTACCGAGGATTGCATAAAGCTGATTCAGGGCAACTGGTATCACAGAAATATTGAGATGTTCTTTTTCAATCACCTGACGTTTGTCTGGCGGGTTGCAAACTGGAATTGGTGGAATATGTGGACTGAGGAGAGGAGCTTCTGGAAGTTTGTCAAACATGGATTTCGAGAATGGGGGCAAGGAGTGAAGCCATGAATAAAGGAAATGATTTGCAGCACTTACTAGCAGAGTGGCTCGGAGATGTACGATACGTCGGTTTTATAGATGGTCGGGCGCATCGAAAGAAAGATTTACCAGTAGATACAATGGGGCATTTGGTGGATATGTTCATAAAGGAAGTCCGTGTTTCCACCTTGAAAGAGGTCTCGGCATGGCTGAAGGCACATGACAAGACGGACTTTGATGATGTATTTCTTGGCTTGATGCCCACCAGTAGGAAGGTAGAGAGTGAAATACGAAGTTAAGATACCTCGTAAGTTGAAGATAGGTGGTTTCGATTTCAGTGTGAACATTTCCCCTTGCACAGATAAAGAATTGGAGTGTGCAGACCTGTACGGACAAGTGAATGAACGTAAACAGATAATCCGCATTGGTTCTTCTGATACTCCGCAACGTATTTCAGAATGCTTTATGCATGAGGTATTCCACGCAACGAACGGGATTTTCGCTGGTGGGAAGATAGATGAGGCTCAGGTTAAGGCTACAGTAGCTGGATTTCATCAGGTAATGGAGCAACTAGGGATAAGGTTCGTCCGCTAGGGAGACAGAAAAGGGGGAAGCATGAATATCTGGGCTGCGGAATGGCACGAGAAAAACAAACTGGACGGCGAATCCAGACATATTTTGTATGAAGATTGCCTGCCGAAGTTATTTCGTAGAAGAGCGGCTTGTCGCGCATGGATTCAGGAACATTACGGATATATCAAAGAGAGACCGGATTGGAGAGCTGAACCGTACGGTTGGCGCATGCCTATCGCGGTCAAAGTTATTCTGAGGAAGGCTCTCCCTGAGACTCACAAGGATCCGCATGAACTGGCCTAAGTCGGTTGTGCAATGGGCGGTAGGCGATACGCTTTACTTGTCCGTGCCTTTCACCTGGCTAGTGGCCGATGCCGAGAAGATAGCCAAATCGTGGAAGGGTAAAGTCCAAGTCGGCGGGCCGGGCCTTATGAAGCCGACAACTTGCGAGGGGTTTGAACCCATCCTATTCCATAGTCCGCTAGCCACCTTCACGTCACGCGGTTGCCCGAATCGCTGTCCATTCTGTGCCGTGCCAAAACTGGAAGGCGAGTTTCAAGAAATCAGGGACTTCCGACCAGCGCCGATCATCTGCGATAACAACTTCACGGCGGCAACGCGAAAGCACCAAGAAAGTGTTGTAGACCGTGAGAAGGTCTTTCCTTACGTCGAATTCAATCAGGGTATCGAGGCGCGGAGATTTACCCCTGAATTAGCCGATCTACTCGGCAGTCTCAAATGTAAGATTCGTTTCGCCTTTGATTCGTGGGGAAACGAAGGGGTCGTGAAAGACGCGATTGATCTCTGCCGGAAGCGGACAACGAAGGATATTGGCGTTTATAGCCTCATAGGCTTCCACGATAACCCCGAAAGTGCGAAAGCGAGACTAGAACTAATTCGCTCTTGGGGTATCTGGCCGAACCCTATGCGTTTTCAACCCTTAGATGCTAAAGAGAAGAATTGCTATGTGGGCGAGAATTGGACAAATAAAGAATTACAGGACATGGCGCGGTACTATTCAAGGCTACGCTACTTGGAACACATTCCGTTTGAAGATTATAACGCCATGCCACAAGAGCAAATCGAGATGGACATGGAGGCAGTCCGTGGGTATTAGTGAGACTTTCTTAGAAGGGGTGAAGGAATGACTAAGTTAACCGTTGCCGACTTTGGAGAGGACTTCCGCCAACGGAACGCGGAGTTGTTGGGGCAGTCATTGCAGAAAATGCAACAAGTGAAAGGGAGGGTACAATCTGTCCCTCCCCTGTCTACTCCCACTAAGCAGCCAAGAGGCTATGCCAGCGTTAAGAACAGGCCATTGCTGATACCGCTAGCTCCAGTCGCTAAAGCTCGCGCCAGGACTGTTATGAACAATGGCAAGGTTCATTCTTACACGCCAGAGAAAACAGAAGAGTATGAGTTCAATCTACGGTGTTTGCTTGTAGGTCAAATACCGAGGCCGATATTGAAACCCACTCCGATAAAGTTGACAGTCACGTTCTACATCCAACAACCGGCGCGGAGTAAGTTGGACTACCCGACAATCAGGCCGGACGTGGATAATTATTGTAAGAGTCTTTTCGATGCGGCCAACGGTATTCTCTGGGAAGACGACTCACAAATAATCGAGTTACACGCAAGGAAGGTCTACACGAATAAAGAGGGATATATTGAACTTGAGGTAATGTTGGTATAGGAGGAAGAAATGAATACACCAATAAACTATGAAGAATGGCTTCTTACTGCGGGAGAGGAAAAGGAGTTTGGTTCCAAAGTCCTGATTACTGACAGACTGTTACGAGACGCACACAGTGAACTCTTCGATTCTATTTGGAAGTTAACCCGTGATGCTTTTCAGAAGGTACTTTTTGATAATGGAGTTGAACCTATAACAGTGGAGTTTACCAAAGAGCGTGATTCCTCTCTCCGAGCCAGCGAGATATATGCTATAGTTGATGCTTCTCAGGGTGCATCCCTAGAACAATACGCTGCGGTTATATCTGCCCAAGTTAGAGATTTCTATGGACAAGTAAGGATATGGGAAAGTAAGTCCCTCTGGCAATATATCAAGTGGTGGTTTCAAAGGAGGAAACAATGTACAGAATAGTGAATGGTACGCTGACTATAATAAATCCTAGCCCTGAATGGAATCGGGACAACTTGGGGCCAACAAGCTTCTGGTGTAGTAGCTGTAATTCTATCTTCAGCTGTCCCCATCGCCATTGTCCCGATTGTGGGAAAATAATTACCGATTGCCCTACATGTGGCAAGAAGGATTGTTAGTATGAAAGGTCAACCCTGCCCGTACAAGCCCATCTTCTGTCAGGAACCCGCAGGATGCGAAGGATGCTCGATCCAGGAAGGGGTGAAGAAATGACTGACCCAATAAGACTAAAGTGTTGTAAATGTGGCAATGATGTCTGGACTCACCCTTATTTCGCTTCCCTTGATAAACAGCGTGGCCTAAAACCTATTTGCAGGCGATGTGAAAAGAAGGCGAAGAAATGAAGATTATCATTCTGGTCATAGTGTTTGTAGGAGGAATGGGCGATGCTATCTTAGAGTGGGTATCACGGTGGCCAGGATGACAACGTTGCATATTTACCGTTGCGAGCATCCCATTCGTACTCGTGCCAAATGTCCATTTCACAAACATCTGTGTTATGGGGAGCGGCAAGAGTTCTACGATACGACACGGATGTTCTTTGATTGTGGGACATACGCAGATTACGGCTACGGTTACTACGAATCGCCGAAGCAATACAGGAACATCGTCATATTCAAGGACGAGACTGGCTATACAGCATGGGTTCCCCGTTGTGGCTGGAAGATGTTGGCTCGTGAAGTACCATTAGCGCAGGCTAGACGTGTGGCAAGAGCGAGATTAGCGAAGGGCGGGCACATTGTCGAATGAGTTTGCACAGAGGGAGGAAAGATGAAAAGGTTGACTTTCCTAGTTGTGTTCCTAATAGGTATGCTGACAGGGCAAGTCGTCCACATCCACGCAGAGAATCCCAACGTCTTGAAGAACGCCCAGTATGCGTATGACCTCCACGAAGGCTACTTCTCTAAGGGAGAGGCCGAGAGGTGGCATTGGGTGTGGATGCAGAACTACGCGGCGCAGATGGGACAGAACGTGGTAGTATCTGATATTAAAGCGTTATGGGAATCTGGGTACTTTAACGAGGAATTGAGTAAATGAAGTGGCATATCATCTGGACGCTGTACATAGCCTATGTGATTTTGATTTTAGTGAGCATGTGATGCCAATGCGTGGATTAACTGGCTTGGGTGTAATCGAAACAGAGCCGTGGCTACTCGTTCCAATGGAATGTCCGTTAGGTTTCACTTGTCAGCCTAGAGTAGAGAAGAAGGATGGCGGTTGTCCGTTAAGGCGTTGCTGGGCCGACTTGCCTAGGAATGAGAGGGATATGGTAAGGAAGAAATACGGAGTGCCTATTACGATTTCGATGTTTGAGAAAGAGGTATGATTATAGCCAGTTGCGGTCACGAGGTCCAAACTAAAGACATGAAAGGGTATTGGTGGCCTGCTTTCGCAGAGGCAGACGATTACCTAACCTACGGGCCGTTGTGTGATGCTTGTGTCAAGTTTTTCAAAGCTGTAGAAGCGGACAGCTATCAAGAGGCCGAGACCAAACTGAAGGAAATTAGGAGGAAAGATTGGAAGTCATAACGAAACGGATTGATTGCACCCGCCCTGATAAATACTACCTGTATCCTCTCGGCGATCTGCATCTCGGAGTTGTGCATTGTGACGAAGACTTACTTAAAGAGAAGGTCACGGAAATCAAGAACACCAAGAACGCTCTCTGGCTAGGCATGGGAGATTACGGAGACTGCATCACACCATCGGACTTCAAGAGATGGGATGGGAAGATTCTCGCTCCCTGGATGAAAGGAAATGAGGACAATATCGGCCCTACACAAGTGGAAAAGGTAGACGAGATATTGTCACCCATCTGGGATAAGTGCTTAGGTCTAATCGAAGGGAACCACGATGAGGACATACGGAGGCGGAACCATTACGACTTTATGAAAGAGTTGCTAAAGAAGGCGAATAAGAAATACAAAGTGCCTTATGCCGGAGTGTCCTGTTTCGTCCGACTAAACTTCAATCGAGGTGGGCATGTCCATGACTTCCTGATTCACGCCAGACACGGGGAAGGTGCGGCGAGAACATCAGGGGCGAGAGCACTGGCCGTTCTGAGACTTGCGGCGTCTATGGTAAATGCCCATATTGTCTTATCAGGCCATCTTCATGGGCAGGAATCCCCTGACATCCCGCAACGGTTGATCCTCCGCGACGATAAGATAAAGTCCTTTGAAACCATAGCGACAATGACAGGAGCTTGGGTGAAGGCGTATATGCAGGGAGTACCGCCGTGTTATCTGGAGCGATGGGGCAGCCCACCTAGCACACTCGGATGTCCGCGAGTCGTTATCGAGCCGGACAAGGACAAGATGACGCTAGAGAAATCACGGAGGACGTTGGTTTTATGACTCCCGAAGAAGTAGACCTTATCTGGGAGGACTTCGTGAAGTACGTGAAGGAGAAGTTTGTTGGGTTTGGGGATCCGAAGAGCAATACTAAACTCTGGGAACTGTTTAAGAAAGAGAGGGGAGAATGTTTAGAGCATTAAGGCGATTCTGGGAAAGAGGAACAAAGGGTTACTGCTACGAAGATATGTGGAATTTTGACAGTTGGCTCTCCGCGACGATTGCACGTGGACTTCGGGAGTTTAAAGCAGCGACTAACACCTATCCCAACGACATAAACAACTGGGAGGAATGGCAAGCCGTGTTATCCGAGATGATTGAATGTTTCGAAGAACAGAATAGAGATACTTCCAATCTGCCCCGCGATAACTTCGTCGAACAATATCAAGCGCGAATGGCTAACAAGAAGCAGAAACTTCACAGAGGGTTGGAATTGCTAGAAAAATACTACTTTGACCTCTGGGATTAGGGAAAGAGATGGACAAGGATAAAGCCATTGGCTTATTTCGGTTGAGAATTGCCAACACAATGACTCCCTTCCACATGCACGGAATGGATGTGCATATCAAGCCTGTTATCGAGGAAATCGTTAAAGCGGCGTTAGTCTTGCATAAGGAATTGGAGGAGAGGGAATGACATTCGTTCGGAGTGTAACTTCCCACCATTCCCACTCATCTATTATCTCCCACGGTTGGGGTGTTCTCACCTGTCTTACATTGGTGTGTGTCTTTCATTCTTCACCCCTTATTGTGGCAGATTCGCCATAATTACGCCGGCTAAAGTACGGGCATTTCTCGCCTACCTTGCTTCCTATCTTGCAAGTGCCGTGGAGAGCATCGTAAAATTCACATGAAACACACATTTTCTAATCCCGTGGAATTCGACGGATTTAGCGATAGCGTTCCCACAACATTAAAGCTACAGGATATATGGCGTAAATTCCCAGTCCGAGCAAACACCCGAAAATATCGCGGTAGCCACGGTCTGCACATCGGAGGTCTTCCAAAACCTCGTATACCAGAAAACCCACGAATATCATCAACCCTATGAGGATAAGGCCCAACTTCGGTTGAGTCACCAGGTAGGCTATCAGGAAGCCGTCCAGCATGTGCAAGAGGACGGTCCCGATGTCCTTCTTGGTGTATGCCTTCTTCTGTTTAACAAACTGCCCCTGTTTGTTTCTCATATCTCCCTGTCTTTACGTGTCTTGCTCCGGTCGTAGAACCACCAGGCCAACGCGCCGGTAGAAGCAATCTCCCACGCCAGAGGAACGGTCATTCCCTTGATGATGAGAATGAACCACCCTAACACCATGAAGGATGTCAGCACTGGCCTTACCAGACCTCGAATCCAATCCATGTTAAACCTCCTTATATGTGCCAGTTAGATTTCGCCGCATGGCAGGTACAACACCAACCTTCGGTCGAACCCGTCACCTGCTTACAAAGAGGGCAATCACACCCTTCCTTGATACACCAGCATTCCTCTTCATTTTCAATCGCCGTACACATACTATCTCCCTATCAGCCTTGTCACTCCGTAAATACCACTACCAAGTACGCCTGAGCCTATCAGGACTCCAATGAGAAGAGTCACCTGCCCCTTCAATTTATAATGACTCTCGCAGACCTCTCTTACCTTGCCAGCCAGTCCTTTATCATCCGTGTTTGGTTTTCCCCAAAGACCCTCATTGATACTTTGGAGTTGCGATAAAACTATGGTGCGAAATTCTTCGTCTGTCATATCTCACCCCCTGTTATCCGATAGCTGCCCAGTAATATGCTTCTGCGTTGGCATTGGCTGAGTTGACATAGCTGGTCGCGTTCCCAACGTAGAAGTTAGTCGCATCCATCGCGGTTACGGCAAGCCCTACCACAGCACCGTCGTGGAATATGTAGGCAATCGTTCCGATGATTACATAGAGACTGCCCAGTCCGCGTGCGATAACCACCAACTTCGGGATACGGCCTAACCCGTGCGCTCTAGCTGTGTTCACCCCATCGTTGCCGGTATACGGCGCAGCGCAGGCAACAGCTACCGCAAGACTAAGAGCGCCAGTCCCATGAACGCCCGTGAGAAGCGCCGCATGAGTGGTTAAAGCGGTTACAGCCTCCGTATATTGTGTCTCCACATGGTCTAAATTCGCCGCCGATATCGGCGGAATAGCTCCGTTAACCCATGGGCCAACAGGTACGTATGCCATGTTTTATCCCTCCACGATGGAATCGAGCCTGGTAATGTCCACGCTCTCTATGTTTGTCTTATTCCGACTCCAAAGCACTCTCGCAACCATGATGCCCGTGCCCAGACCTACCGCACCCACGCCCGCGAACCATCCTAACTCCCGAATCCAGCCCACGTAATCCGCAGGCGCGATATAGCAGGTGGTTTCGTACTGGTCATCTGCCGGGATAGCATCGCTCGTGATGGCGTGACGATATACACCAGTGACGAGATTCGTCTGTGCATCCGCTACGGCTGTTGCATCGGTGCCTAAATCAACATATTTGATTTTGCCATCGGTAATAGTTCCTCTGAGCAAGTCGCGCCACATTTTACGCCCGACTTTGACGATCATGTTCTTAGTCTCGGTTTGCTCTAGGATATTCCCAGCCAAGTCACGAACCGTGATTCTTACGTTTGAAGTCCACTTATATTTACCCATTACGCTCCTAACAGGGGTATCTCGTGAGGCTAGGATACAACGTTAACGAGGGAAGGTCGCAGGCATAGGGAGTTCCGGTGACCGTCTCGCTCCACTTCCAGATGTCTGAATCATGGGAGAGGATAATCAGTATCTGGTTGCTGCCAATGGTAATCCGCTCCATGATTTCTGATCTAGCGTCGGCCAGCGCCTTAAAGAAGCCCGTCCAGTCTCCGAGTTCCGGGCCTTCAATTGCTACTACGGTATACTTCAGTTCACCCGGTGCTGTCTCCGAAATAGTGACCGATTCGACTAGAAGTTCGTCAGCAGTCAAATCGTATGGCGCGTGAGTCACAGTCACCATCTGCCCGGGCTCGAGGCCCCAGTCCCGGATAGGGAAAGTAAACTGCTTGCCGATTACCCCGTAATGATTTAGAGTGGCTATCGCGGCATCCATCGCATCCGCTTTAACTTCGATATTCGGGAAGTCTTCAAGGGATTCGATGATTCCCGTTCCGCCTTCTACCGCTGCCCTTGCCGTCTGTTCAGGTACAGAATCAACCTGAACGATGATGTCATATAATCCGTAGTAAGCACAGACGATGGTAGAGGCACCTGCGGGAGCTACATCAAAGGTGATAATCGCATCGCCCTTGTTCCAGTAAACGTCTTTCGCGGTGTCTATGCCTTTGATTCCGTAGGTCTGTGCGCCTCTACCTGTGACCGTTACAAAAGGCACTCTGGCCATCGGATAGCCTAATGGAAATGCTACCGTCACCCCATCGCCGGTGAACGTCTCTGTTTGGAGGCCGGTTATATTCTGACCCGCCCGGACGTATTGTCTGTTGCGGTAGAAAGGAGATGCTTCTTTGAGTCTGGACGCAATCCCAGGGTCGCGGACTATATCACTTGCAAGGATGGCAAACGGAGCCACCGATGTAGTGCGGTCGACAAACCAGAGTTGCTTGCCCAGGTCGATATACCAGACCTTATCACTACGGGCGGCGAGCGCATCGAAAGCCCTTGATACTTGCGAATAGTTGACTACCAGTTCGGCGATAGTCGGTCCCGTTTCGATGCTTCCGATGGTCACGCCTTCGGGAGCGAGGTACTTATCAAACAAGTCGTCGACGATGAATCCCGCCGTCTGTCCAGTGTAGGATTCAGCTGCAATTCTCTTGTCTGCCAGGTACGTGTTGTCCATGCACTGGATGGTCCAGTAGAGAGCGTTGCCGACAGGGGAGATTCTTTGCCGTTCCGGGTAGTCGATGAATCCTGAAAACAGAGGGTGAATGAACGGCGGGATGGGAAAGTCTGTGAAGATTTCGACCGCCTGCCCGCGTGCGTAAGCGGCAACCCCCGTTTCGTCCACCACCACGAACGAGGCTGTAGAGCGTCCGCCTAGAGTATTGGAAACCGAGACGCTCCCCTTGAGCCTTTGAATGTCCACGCCAGCTATTCTAATGTAGGTTGCCATCTAGATTTTAACGCCCGTTCTCGCCCGTATCTTGTCCACGATGGCCTGTCCTATCCGGTCTATGTCTGACTCGTCTCGCACGTAGAAGTTGTTTCCAGTGATTGATACCGATGCCATGCTCTGTCCAGCAGGTATGATAGTCTCGCCGCCGTGGACGACAGCGCTCACAGCTTGACCGATAGGACCAGGGACTACTCCACCCAAAGCATAGGCCGAGGTTGAGACATTCATCATAGGGCCGCCGATCTGTTTTCCTGACTCGTCATAGACCCTTCCCATCGCGTCTGTATAAGAACCAAAGGGATACGCACCTTCCGTAGTCGGTGGTGTTGCTCCGGCCATAGTTACCCCAGCGCGGATAGCAGCCGCCGTTAACGCGGAGAGACCTATAGCGGTTGCAGTAGCGGCACCAATCAGGATAGCCCAACCTGCCGGTCCTGCAAGTGCCAGAGAAGCCACCTGTGCAGCCACATAAGTCCATGTTGCTGCCGCCAATACTCCGAGACGTGCAATCAGAGTGATAATGTTTGGTATTAGATTCGCCGTCATCGCGAGGGATACAGTGATAAGAGTCGCACCAAGGCCTGCCATAGCAACGCCTATCGCGGTAATCGCTTTGACTACTCCAGGATGCCTCTCGGCGAAATCCATGAGGTTCTTAACTAAGGGTAACAACTGCTGATCTAAGAGTGCACTTATAGCTGGAGCCAGTGCTTTACCTATCGACTCTTTCAGGTCTCCCGTAGCAGCGGTAATCTTGGCGAACGCACCCGCCGTGCTTTTACCGTAGGCATCGGCCTGTCCGCCGAACTTCTGTTGCAACATCCCCAGAGCTTCAGTTGCTGTTGCCCCTTCCCTTAGTTGTATCCCGTAGCGTCCGAGAATGGCAGTATTTCCCATTGATACGCGTGCGATGATATTAGAAGCCGCTTCCAAATCCATACTCTTAGCAACAGCCAAATCCATAGACAGGGGGAGCAATTTCAGTGCGGTATCATAATTCCCCGTAAGAGCGATGAGATTAGCTAAAGCCGCCCTCTGTTTATCATCGGCCTGCCCTGTTTTGTACTGTGTGGCTGTGATATTAGCCTCTAGAGACGATTTTACATTGTCGTAACTCACTCCAACATTCCTCAACGCAGTCTGAAGTTTGATTATGCCCGCTTCTTCATCGGCCCATGCCTTGACTGACATGCCAGCCATTGCAACTACAGCACCGCCAGCAGTAGCCAAAGCGCCGCCGACAACGAGCATGGACTTCTGAGCAGACTTGGCAAGGTCTCCTATTGAGGATTCCGCGCCCTTTATTCCTTTGTCAAAGTCTTTTGTGTCTACGCCCAACGTCAAAAGGGCATCGCCTAGACTAATCGCCACGTTTTACCACCTTCAATTTGTTCCCTAGTTGCTGAAATAACGCTTTGTCCGAAACTACCCTATCACCGGAGTGACCCTTACCGGACATGGCTTCATTGATTCGCTGCTTCCGTTCCACCAACTTCTCAACCATGACACCGAACATTTCGTCCGTCCAGTGTTCAGAGATATAAACAGGGTCAAGGTGCCATTCAGACAAAAGAAACTCGAACGTCTCGCCTACCGAGCCAACTTCCCCAGTGCGCCCGCGAGACTCTGCAATAAAGGGAAGGCCTGCGTCATAACCCCCTCTAACGCCTTGGCAAGTTCCACTTCCGTTGCTTCCGCTTCGATGGCTTCCCTGTCCAGGTCTTTGGCATACGAAAAGAACAGGTCTGCGATTTCGTCCGGCATGGACACTAGCATGGCGTTAACCGCACCCTCGAAGTCAGTGGGGTTGTCCGTTGTGGTTTTGGCGTAGGATGGGAGTCTCGCCACTAACGAAGCAAACTTCTTGCGCCATTCGCGGGCATCTTTGATAACCAGAGGTCTAACCTCATATTCCTTCCCGCCTAGAGTTACCGAGACGCCCACACGAAGTATCTTGTCCTCTTCTGTCCGTTCCATGATTCTCCTTTTACGGTCTGGTTATTACTATTTTGTAATGCCTCGTGCCTAATGTCGCTTTAACTACCTTGATTACGATGACGTTTATTCCTACAGCAACGGTGACTGCATGTGCTACGCCGGACGCCACCACAGTACCAGTCGGGTGATCCGAATCGTAGAAGGTCAGCGTTGCTCCGGCGAATGTTGCGGTAATGTCTACAGTAGCCTCGCCACCTGCGGCAGCGAGAGCATAGTCCAGAGTTGCGGTAGCGAATACAGGAACGAAACTCGCGGCCAGGTTTTCCGTTAACCCCGTCAAGAGGGCAGGCACAGCGTCTTCCACGCTCCCAAATACTCCGGTGTTTGCAACGAGAGCCGAGAAGGTCATTGGGATAACCGAGACCTCACCCTTCTTGTAAGGCACCGAGACTTCACCTGTCGGGTTGCAGTTGTTAATGACAATCGTGCGCTCTTCTGTCGGGGCAGCGTAAGGTGCTCTCCCCACTAGAGTCAATGCCTTGTCTTGTAACGCAGTCCCACCGATGGTCAGGAGGTTCACTACCAGGAGCGAGCCAGGTATCGCCGCTTCCAAGTTCGCTAGAGACCCTTCTGCTATATTCAGACTCACAGTCACGTCCTGGTCGGTTTCCCTGCGGATTATCGTCCCTTCGGTTTCCTCGACCTTAATATCGGCAAAGGACGATTTGACGGACATATCTACCCCGTCCGTGGTGTATCCTATGCGTCTGAATGTGTAACCCGAACCCACGGCGATAGAAGCATCGCCTACTAATACATGTCCAGTGTCACCCATGTTAACCTCCTATGCGTCGGTAATAGTACCGAACGTACCGGCAGCGATAGTCAGACAGCTAAACGTAATCGGGACAACGGAGATAGCGCCCTTTTTGAAGGGGATACCGACCTCTCCTGTTGCGTTCACGTGAGGTAAGGCAATCGTGCGCGTGAAGCCTCCTGTTGGGCCTACGCCCACAATCGACAATGCGAATTCACCTAGCATATCGCCACCAATCGTGAGTACTGCGCCAGCCAAATGAGTACCTGGTATAGCTATAACCAGGTTGTCCAGTGTACCCTCAGCGACGTTCAGCGTAACCGTCACTTCCTGGTCCGTGATTCGACGGATAATCGTTCCGTTAGTTTCCTCGACTTTAATATCCGCGAAACTTGTCTTGACGGACATGTCTACACCGTCCACGGTATAGCCTATGATCACCGGCGCAGCCGGATGCAAGGTTCCTGCATTTGGAGTAACCGTTACCGTCGCGTCTCCCACTAAAACATTTGCTACAGTTCCCATCGTTTACCTCCTAAATGGTTATCATTACTCGAAAAAAGGTGATCACTCTGTGGTAGTTTGGATATTCCACATCCTGTAAATCCATTCCCTGCACTTCTTCGATTGCCGACTTGATAAAGTAATCGGTCGGCGCGATAGTAACTTTCACGTTTTGAATCCCTTGAAGCGCGGTGTACAGCGCGGTATAAACCGACCTTGCTTGTATCGGACTCGTTCCCCAGCAATCGAATTGATAACTAGGCTCAGGCATAGGCGGAATGTAAGGCGTTGAATTTCCGCCACGTGCGAAGAAGCCGAGAGCAGGGAGGACAGTCTTTTCAGGCACGCGCGGGCAGAAGATCTTGACCCCAACAACTGCTATCAGGCCAGGATCAGCCGCAAGATATTTGCGTAGGATGGCGTTTGCGTCACTCATTTGATGTGCCTCGCAATGTTCGGGACCAATTCAGCACTATGGGAATCAAGGGCAGGTCGGAAGTAGGGACGTGCTGGCATCTTGACGGTCCCTGTTTCGAGGAAGCCGCCGTAACCGCTGCTACTCCAAACCGCCGCCTCTAGTTTGGAATCGTCCACTACCCGTTCCGCCGAACCTTCGCCACCACCAGCGACCATGCCCATACCAGAGACCTCAGCGGCGATTGACCTCATGTTATTGCCCGTCAACTTAGGACTTTCCCGGATGGCATCGTTCGTGATTGCCACGATGGTATCCCTCAGTCCCAAGCGCGTAGCTTCTTCGGTTGCCTTCTGGACTTCGGGTATTTTGAGATTCATTTCCCAAACTACATCAATTTTCACTACGCTATCACCCTGACTAGCGAAAGCTCCTTATGATGGTTGCCGACCGCATCTTGCGGGTCAGCCACGAATAGAATCTCATATGTGATTGTGTCCACTATTACTCTATCGTGAACCGTCACGTCCACGTTTTCCATGAATAGCATCGCATCGACCGATACGACCTCAGTTCCGCGTTGAATCTGCTTCCCCTTCGGATAGGATATGCGGCACTTTTGGCCTACAAGGTGATTCGCCCATGCCTTAGTAGGATTCCCGTAGGCGTCTATCGCGCCAGGAGCATAGCGGGTTACTGTACAAGTGCTTATGAGCAAATCAGAGTATGTCATTCTTCAATGTCCGTGAAGTTCATTTCCGCCCAGCCTAGAGCGGGGACCTCCGAGGCCATCTTCAGGTAATTCTCGGCAACGGTGAGCTTATTGGCTACGGTTTTCTTGGAATAAGAGTAGTCACCAATCTTTTCAGAATCTACCGTGCTCGCTATTGCCGCTGCCCACGATTTCAGTGCATAGGCAGACGCCAGAAATATGTCGTCGCTTGCCATCGTTAAGAATGCTTGAATTTGGGCATCCGTATAATAGGGCAAGGCTGGCAGTGCAGGAGTAACATCCCCAATGAGGAGTCGTACCTTTTCGATGTCTGTCATTGCGCTCCTACCTAGCAAGGGGAGAGAACGGAAAAGGAGATAACCGCCCTCTCCCCTTGACTAGCACTATTTAGACGTTGCTGAG